TTTGCGCCGTAGCCCGAGGAGCCGATCTGTGCGCCGTCGCCCGAGGAGCCGATCTTTGCGAGGTCGCCCGAGGAGCCGATCTGTGCGTCGTAGCCCGAGGAGCCGATCTTTGCGCCGTCGCCCGAGGAGCCGATCTTTGCGCCGTAGCCCGAGGAGCCGATCTTTGCGCCGTCGCCCGAGGAGCCGATCTTTGCGTCGTAGCCCGAGGAGCCGATCTGTGCGAGGTCGCCCGAGGAGCCGATCTGTGCGCCGTAGCCCGAATTAACATTGTCGGTCGGACCCTCTTTGATGCACTTCTCGTAAATGAAATCTATACCAGCTTTAATGAATCCTTTGAAATCGAGTTTTGCCCCGATGTGAATCTTTGTCGTCGCCGTTTTATCCGAGTCGGAATGACATCGCCCCAAAGCTGTTACATGATGCACAGGGATGAACTTGCATTCATCATCCAGCATATCACGATAGCTAAGGACAGAGAACGGTGATTCGCAGAAATGAAAGCCTCGATTACAAACTTTCAACTCAACATCCTCTTCGTAAGTCTTGCCCTCCTCGAATTTGAAGCCCAGGCAGGTCATATCTGCATTGAACCCTTTAAATCCATCGATATGTTTTTCTTCGCCGAACTCTTGCGGAAGCACCACGTTATCGCCGAACGAGACGCTTTTGAATACTTCCACAATCTCTTCGACCGAGAATCCAGCGATGCCGCATCCGATCTTGGTTACATAGAAAACCTTATCGGTATTGTACCGTGTATAGTCTGCGAATCTCCGTACCGATCGCGTCAATTCCTCGGTAGACACCTTGTCCATCTGTTCATCGAGCGTAGGGATAGCGTAGGACTGGCCCTGTAAGCCCTCGCCGTGCCCCATGATCGCGCCGAACTTCTCGACCGCGACACGAGCTGCGCCGCCAACGTGGTTACCGGCCTTATTACTGCCGAATACAAAGACCTCGTTCTGTTTTAATTTGGAAATGTTCTCTGGGGTAAATACTTTGTTTGACATTGCACGTAAATTGTTTTGATTAAAATTTGCACCCTGTCGTCATCGAAGACCACGACTGAATCGCAGGGTATATCGCTACCGGCTCCCCGAATTGCTCCGGATCGTCGCCTGCTTTTTGGTATTGATCGGCCTAATATCCGCCCTTCTGCGCCAAGTCGCTCGCCGGGTTTTACATCCCTTCGGATGGTTCTCGTATTTCAATGAACCGCTTATTCGTTCCAGCCTTTCTGCCTTGCGGCCGGGGTTTATGGCAGGCTTTAGGACCCCTACGGCTTCCGTGCCGTCCTTTGCGCCCGCACCGGGACATTCAACCCGATACGGACTTTGAAAATCCGCGCCCGGAAATGGCAAACTCAACTAATCTCAACTCTTAACTTTACTCGAATGAAAGAACGTTGGGCGCGGATAGTGCTCGGTTGATCCACTACCAGGGCCGACCAGTACAGCATAGAAGTACATATTAGTCACTGGTTCGGTAGTAGCCTATCTGTCATTTTATTTGCAGTTAGCACTTTTGGCGATACGCGCAGCTGCAACGGCCCGTCTGTCCTCCGGCAAAGTCGTACGGGATTCGATCCAAGCAAGAAGCTCCTTTTTGGAAAACACCGTGCGGCGTCCAATTTTCTTAAATGGGATCTTTTTTAGAAAAACCCAATTATAAATCGTCGAACGGGTGGTCGGGATACCTTGCTCCGCAATAAACCGCACGGCTTCTTCAACCGACAAATTGTCGATTTCTACCGGTTCATTCTTACGCCTGAAATCGGCGAGCTTCGGCAGAATCGCCGCCACTTCGTCAGCGACAATAGAGCGCAATTCTGCGGGAGTGGTAATAATAATTGGCTCGTTCATAATGCTTTATATTGATTAGGGAGTGCGGCCAGATTCGAACTGGCAAACATTCCACGTCTGGAATGCCTTTCAATCGGTTAGCTTCTGTTTGAACATCTGCGCTCTTCAGGGTGTACTGTCCATTAAGCGCATCGTGAGTACACTTGGTCTTTACCACTAATCGATTCGTAATACCATTCTACCACGCACTCTTTGTCGTTATTTGTCCTCCTTCTTCATTCGCAGCCGCTCAACGGCCACGCCCTTCAACTTGGCGATCCCTTCATAGCATAGTCTTTTTTAAGCCTCAATCCACCGGATTTTAGTCCCATTGTAGCCACCCCGCTCTCGCGCCATACGACGGATACGATCGGGTTGCTCTCCAACTGTGGGATTCGTCAAATTCAAGGCATTATATACCGTTTCGACCGTACATCCGACCTCGGCCGCAATCTCCTTCTTCACATCAGGAGGCAGAACAATCACTTTTATCGTCTTTTTTACCAGCATATTGTTTATTGAGTATTTTGATAATTCGTTCAATGTACACCCGCTATTCTTCGAGCAGGGCGGCCAGCCTGTCGGCCGATTCCATTACATCGTTCATTCTTCTAATTTTAGAAAAGCAGGATAAATAACTACTTTTGTTTTGCCCTTCGGGGCTGGTGGTCATCCCAAATGGGATGTTAAACTGACGCCATCAACATTTAACCCTTTACGCCATGAATAGAACCAATATTCATCGGCCGAAGGTGATGTTTATTCGTGCCTATACCCGCGTTAGGTTCGGACGCCGCGAAAATGTGCGACAACACTACCGTTCGTTGCCCTTCCGGTTGTAACCCACGAGGGCGGAGGGGCGGGACTGGGACGCTGCGGCGTCCCTTTTTCGTCCTTTATCCTGCTTGTTTTCCATAATCAATCGCCATAGTAGCGGCCCTGTTCGCCGTAATAATCGGTCGGCACTGTTACCGGCGTCCACGCCATACGAGCCGCTGCTATTGCGTGTGCATCCTCTGTGGCAAGGCTTCGTCCCTCAATGGTGGCATAGAGCATATTGCGTTTCTCATTTGCCCACGCCTTGCGAAGGGCTGCCGCAAACGTCTTGTACATCTTAACCTTGAACATGTACCAAGCATTGCGCATGATTTTAGGTAGGTTGTACTTGCTCGTTTTCATATATTATTTAGTATATTTGCGAATGTACCTTGTATTTCATCGTCGAAACGGTTGTTGTTTTGTTGTTCGATAATGCAAATATAGACAAATACATTGAAATATCAATATATAATCTATAATTATTATTTATGATTATTGAAAGATTTATAAAATATATGGATTTCAAGGGGTTAAACGACAATCAAGTAACTATTGATTGCCATTTATCCGTTGGGCTGATAGGCAAAGCACGCAAGGGGAAAAGCGATTTGGGCCGAAATTCTATCGAAAAAATTTTGCGTGCATATAGCGATTTGAACAGAGAATGGTTATTGAATGGCAAAGGCAATATGCTAAAAAATACTTCCACACAAAAGACAGAAGATGTAACTGCGGCAGAAAACGTAGATATGATGATAACTATCCCCCAAAGCGTGTGGGCGGTTATAGAGAATCAAGCGGCCAGCTTAAAAACCAAGGACGAACAGATGAATCGGCTAATTACGCAAATTGAGGAATCGAATTCTATCCTCAAAACGACCATTTTAGGAACATATACAGGCTTTCCGGCAACTCCGGCAGATCTGGGGGTCAAAAATCCCCCCCCCATAAAATCGGAGCTAAAATAATGTATATCAATGAATTACAAAAATATATTGTAATTCAGACACCTGATAATAAGCATTCAAAGAAGAGTTAAAAAATAGGAGCCGATGCAAATTTCAGATTGAATTACTATTCAATGAACCTTATGATAGCCAAACTACAAAAAGGAGACATTAACATTGCCGACGTTTTTCTAAATGAATTATCAAGAAATCCGGCCTATTTTAATATGGATGCCGTCAAAACATTAATCCCAAATGAAGAACAACGGATGCGAATACTGCGCGTTCTTGAAGATCATATGGTCATTGAAATAAAAGGGGGTGGAATATGGTTAAAAGCTGCGGCTAATTTATCAGTGTGTAAAGACCAGGGAGGATGTGCAGTCATCTATAACGAACAACGCAAACAAGAAGAACGGGATAATTTAGAACTTCGCAATTTAAAAATAAGTAGGCGCGAAGCGCATTGGGCTATTGCATTAGCTATCATATCTATTTGCGCCTCTCAATTTTGGGGACACACTATTTTTGAATGGACTTGGATTGCAATGCAAAAAATCAGTAAATTACTTTTTTAATCTGTCTTGATTCAATATTCTACACAGAACATTGTTTAATCCAGTATAAGTATCACCTGTCAATTCAATATTAGTTCTGCCCCAAAAACGAACAAGATAGATCAAATACACAATCAACGCAATAATCACGAATAGCAAAATATAAATCCAAATCATAGCTTCAGCGTTTTTACAAATCTCGGAACTTTCGGCACAACTTCAAAAAAATAGGCTCATTATTTTGCGGGGGGGGGAATTTTGTAACTTTGCAGCATCTAACCAATACAATTTATGTTATGAAAAAATTTTTACTTTTGATGGCTGTTATTTGTGCAGTTACTTTTATGGGGTGCGAAAAGGATGAGCAAGAATCGTTCAAGTTCGACATTGAGAATCTTTATGGCACATGGCAGGGAATTGCCATACAAAGTAACGGCGAATGGATAGATATAACCCAACCGCCACACACAAATCTTGCATTCTCTGTTGTATTTTATGAAAATGGTACATATTCGGGAAGCGGGTATTTTGGCAACGGTTCAGGAACATACAAAGCTGAAGGGGATATGATATATACTTATATAGACGGGGAAGAATTATACAGATACAAAGTACATTCTATCTCAAACGGAATTGCCGAAGTGTCTATGGGTGTAGCAGGAGATAATATAACACTGGAAATAAAACTTCAAAAAAAGTAATCAGATAGGATATATGTTTCAAAACAAAGGCGAGAATAAATCTCGCCTTTGTTATTCCCTACAAAATCATTATATTTGCATTGCTAAATCAAAATGCGATGCAAACATATCCAACCATATTGGGTATTTTGTATCTATACATACAGTTAAATTTAACTGCGTCGAGTTCGGTAGCGGAAACGCCCGACGGCTTGCATTTTGAGCCGAGCAACTCGTAACGCAGTTTTTTATTGCTAAATCAAAATGAAAAAGCGCATCGAACGCATGGGCCGCATCAAAGCGGCAATTAAACCCATGTACTGCGTCCCCAAGCGCAGCGACCTATCGTTAATCGGATCGGCTTTCGAGGCCGCAGGTTTCCGTTGTGTCCGGATCCGCACCGAATGCGAGGCCGAGCACCGCACCAAAGGTGGTGATCCCCGCCGACACGGGATGCTGGTTCTCGACGGTGACCGAGTGATATTGGAGGTATTGCGGTCGAGACCGACTAAAAAAGATAATCAACTCACAATCCCGCCTCAATCATGAACCGAGAAAATGACATATCGAACCGTACCCTATTTTTGATTCGGTCGGTTTGAAATGATAAACAGAAAGCCGAGGGAACTCGGCTTTTTACATTCTCGCATCATATATCTTTTCTACATTCAGCTCCGTTCCGGTCAATGTAAAATATATATTCTGGAGCTGGTGCAGATACTTTATGGGCACATCCACATTGCAATCGTCGATTTCGTCTTCCACCTGCCAACAGAACCCTTCTTTTTTAGGAGATAAACATATCACACGGGGGATGATATAGTAGTCAAATCGTTGGTAACAGTCGCTAAATTCTTTCTCAAAGCCGCATTTTTCCAATAACGTTGGAGTCAAACGTATAGGCCTAACATCTCCTAATACTACTTTATCTAAAATCTCATGATAAAATCCGGCTTCCTTAATTAGCATCTCACCATGAAATAACGTCATGTCTGCACGCGTAATTTCTGCAATATACCCAATTCGGTCGAGATGGGAGTTATACACTAAATTGCCTATTCGAAATGATCGAATATTCAGAGACGGTTCCATATTACATTTCATATTCTTTAGTTTCATTTGTGTTTTTAAGTTGAGAACTATTTATTCCTCCTCGTTTGAGGTGTCGCATGTAATCGGTTTCGTCGATTTTACCGCTGAAGTAAGGTGCGCTGTTTCGGGTGGCGGATTGTCGGGCAACGTTCCGAGGTATTGCCGAGCGTTGAGGGGTGATACGACAGAGTGTCCGAGTTGGCTTTCGAGTTGTTGTCGGGCAACTTTAGCTACTGTACCGCCCCGTTTGGCGACGTTGGCGTTGGCCTTGAAACCTATTGGATTTTCGTTTCGGGAAAGTTCGGTAGCAGAGGCCTCGGCCAATGAGTTCAACAGCAGTTCGACATTGGTCATATTATCCCGCAGGTTCTCCTTTTTCAACCCCTTGTAACGTTTGTAGGCTTTCGTGGTACGTCCGGCCCACTCCTTCGTGATAATGTCCGTAAGGGTGGCATATTGCGTTCCATCAACGCCCCCGCGTTTCCACTCGTCAGTGAGAAGTTTACGGACTTCGATACTTTTCAAGCGTTGGTTAATCCATGTATCCGAATATCCAAGGCGTTTATAATCGGCTACGGCCTGCTCAATAGATAACTCAGGGTCTTGCATTTGGTCGAGGCGGTCGCTTGCCACCTGCGCCATCCATTGCTTGAAAGGCTCGGCTTTCTGTGACGGAATCGACTGGATAATCCGCAGGACGGTTTTCACATCTCCGGCCAGCGTCTTGCGCATCACTCCCGTTTCTGACCTCATGGCTATCTGGGGACAATTTGTCCCCACGAACGAGGCGAGCGCTTCATCCCGCTTGCGCATCTTCTTGAAATAATCGGTCGGATTCACGGTGTCCGTCAGAGCGGAGATCACGTCGAGAACGGAAAAATACCACGTCTCCGTCCGCTCGTCCCAAACGGTGCGCACCTTGCGGTCCTCGAACAACTGTATGGCCTGCTTTTGTGTCATAGGAATGTAGTTTTATTTATTCCTTTTCTTTTATCTCCAGCACCGTCCCGCACTTGGGGCAGGTGATTGTGTTCGTCGGGTACGTTGCTACTCTTCCGCCTTTTGCTCCGCTTGTTGGAATCCAATTTTGCGGGCGGGTTTGCGTGCCTGCGGTATCTTGACCGACAACGCCGCAATAGCGTTGTAGATATTATCAAGCTCCTTGCGCATATCTTCCGACAGATCGCTGACCGCCTCGGCATTGTCGGCGTCCACCCGCTCCAGTAGCGCCAGTTTCGCCCGAATTTCGGCCAACTCGGCCGTTACTGTCGTCGTGGTCGTGATGTAGTTCCGCATCGCTACGAAAGCACGCATAATAGCGATACTTACTTGTATGGCAACGGAGCTTTTCAAAACAGCTGATAACATAGAAACGCCTTGCTCGGTAAACGCATAGGGGTTGCGGCGTAAACCCATCGTGATGGAATTGGTTATCACAATTTGTGATTTCCAATTTTCAGTTTCGGCATCTGTCAGTTGAAACATGAAATCGGGCGGAAAGCGTTCGATATTACGCTTTACCGCTTGATTGAGAGCGCTTGTTGTTACTTGGTACAATTCCGCCAAATCACGGTCCAGCATCACCCGCTGGCCCCGTATTTCGTAAATCTTGCTTTGGATAGGTTGTAGTTCCATGGGTAGGTATCGTTGAGGTTATTCTGCCTTGATGGTTATCAATTTCCCGCAATGCAGGCAGGTCTTATTTTCGGTGTTTGATTTCGGATTCCAGCTCCTTTAACTGTTCCATATCCTCCCGATCGGCTTCGATTGCGGCCTTACGTTTTCTGCGGGCGTTGAACTCTTCATAAACCTGGTAGGCGAATGCGTCTTTTTGCTCTTTGCCAACCGTACCGGCATTGGGTAAAAGGGGCTGATCGTTCGATACCAGAATTTTATCTACGTTCTCCCTCCAAAATCCCATCGTAAGGTCTTTCCTGCTCTTTGCCCTGAACTCGGCTGTTTCGAGGAAGATCACAACCAACCGGTTCAAAGAATCGAGTTCGTCGTGTGTCAAGTAGTTTTTAGCAATAATAACGTCCTGCTTGCGTACTACGGCACCTTTCCAGGAGGTAAGCCCCATATTGGGAGCATTTGCATCGGCTCGTTGCATCACGATCTCCGCGGATGTATGTCCTGTTACGGCATAGAGGAGCTTATTTTGCGTTTCGGCATAAAACATTTGCGTAGCCTTGTCCGTCGTGTCGTAATCGCTGCTCAATGCAAACAGATCGCGCACCTTCTGATAAAATCGCTTTTCCGAGGCACGTATATCCCGAATGCGATCCAATAACTCGTCGAAATAGTCGGGGCGGCCGTCTGGGTTTTTCAGGCGCTCATCGTCGATAACGAAGCCTTTACGGAGATATTCGGCGAGATTGCGGTTTGCCCACTGGCGGAATTGCACGCCACGGATGGATCGGACGCGGAAACCTATTGCCAAAATCATTTCCAGTGAATAAAATTTTATTTGATACGATTTGCCGTTTGGGGCAACTGTTAAGTATTCCTTAATAGTTGATTCATCTGGTAACTCACCATCTTTTAATATGTTATTTATATGTTGGCTGATATTGGGAACAGAGGTGGCAAAAAGTTCTGCGATCTGTGCTTGATTGAGCCAAACGGAACCGTCGCGTGCTAATAAGGATACGCGACTTTTCCCATCCACCGAATTGTATAGGATCAACTCTTGCTCCATGATTATTTCCTTTCTTTGACCTCTAACACCGTACCGCATTTCGGACACATTATCGTGTTCGTCGGCTGAGGGGCGAAAAAATCCCCCACGTTACAGCCAATAGCAGCGGCGATACGTTCAAGCACTTCTACACTCGGATTCCCATTAATATGTTGGCTAAGTCCTACGGGTGTAATTCCCATTCTTTCGGCCACTTCTTTAACAGTTAAGCCGTTAGCTTTTATTGATCTCTTTATATCCATAGCTTTAAATGTTTGGTGTTGGTACAAATGTAGCTATAACTTTATTTTTCTACAAAAATAATAGCAAAAACTTTAATTTTTATTTGCATAATTAAATTTATAGCTTTATATTTGCATCAGAAAATAAAACCAATAGCTATAATAACTATGACAACGGCAACCTATACCACGATGCAAAACCTCGCCAAGCAGGCGGCAGCGTACATTACGAAGCTCAACGGCGAAGCCGAGACCTTCGAGATCGAGAGTAACGGTATTACGGCCGTTATCGCATACGACGCCGAGATCGTCGAGGACAAGGGTGACTACTGGACGGCGCCGAGCTGGTCGATCGAGGACGAAACGGTAGCCGTTGAAGCAGTTTATGACGAGGACGGCGAAGAAGACAAAGAAGCTGCTGACTGGTTGAAGAAAATGTTGAACTAACAAATAAAAACAATAGAACTATGAACGCATTTGCATTTAAAGTGATCGACGCGATCAACAGAGAAGGTATTGGCAATGAGGCATGGGGCCTTGTTGAAGAGGTAGATGACACCGTAGCCTATTTCGGCACAAGAGAAGAAATCGAACTGAAAGGCCAGTGGGCGTACGTCTATGCAGATAAAAACGACTTCTTCGGATACATCGACAAAGTCGAACCGACGAGAGTTCTACACGTTGAAGATTGCCAGTTGCTGCTTTACAAACTCGATTAAAAAGCCGTTCGGGCGGCTATAAACAGACCTCAGGCCCGAAGCGTGGCGGCACCTGCCGCCGGTGGTAAAAATGAAAGATATGAAAGACATAAAAATTGGCGACCCGGTGAGATTCGGACGCAATACTGGTGAATATCGAGGACAGTTCGATAAACTGAATATCGCAATGGTACTCGTTGGCAATAGGCTGTATTATGTTACATTTGAAAAAATTGAAAAGCTATGAAGACAAGAAAATCCTTCAAGGTGAACAGAGAGGCTGCGATCAAAATCGCAATGAACACAAACGGCATATCACGAGAGATCGCCGAGAAATACACAGACAGCGAGTTGAAAGAGTGCTTGCGACTACTCAAACTAAAAACCAACTTTTAACCTATATAACAATGAAACGAACCGACCTTTCCATCATCATGCGCACGGCGTGGCAGATGTGCCGCGCGACGGGTGTAACCTTTGCTGAGTGTCTGCATAAGGCATGGCAGGTGTTCAAATTGAAGATAAAGATGCGCGCGGGCATCGTGCAGTTCTTCTACCTCAAATCGAGTACGGGTGAATTGCGACAGGCATTCGGTACGCTTAAGGACGACTTATGCCCCGAAACAAAAGGTGACGACCGTAAGCCTAACAAACACCTCGTAACCTATTACGATACGGTTGCCGAGGGCTGGCGGTCATTCAGAATGTTCAACTTTGTAAAAGTTATATAATAATATGAAACCAACGATGTACGTAGAAAAACGCAGCGATTTGACATTACTCAAAAAGGCATTCGAATTGACGGACGCGACATGTCACCGCACGCGGCTGAAGTGTGGGTGTAAAGCCTACAAAGGTGCAGACAACAATCGCGACAGCCTATTGATCGTCAAATATGACGCAGTAGTGCTTGAGATTATCCGCTGCAAAGGGTGTGTGAAGAAAAGACCTTAAAAATTGCAGCTCTCAATAAAAAATCGTATTTTTAATAAATAATTCAGTAGTAAGATTTGCATAATGTGCCGAACGTGTCCACTTTTGCATCGAACAGATATATGCGGGGTAGTGCAGAGGTTACCACGGCGGGTTAGTGTCCCGCAGGCGCAAGTTCGATTCTTGCCCCCGCTACTAAAAAACAAGCAGTATGAAGATTTTAACGCTTATCATCAAAAAGAAGTGGTTCGACGCTATTCTGTCGGGCGAAAAGAAGATCGAGACCCGCGAAGTACGTCCGACCAATACGAAGTATATTTCGTATCAAGATAACAACACTGGCAAGGTCTATAAAAAAGACGGTGATGTGCCCGAATCGGCGTGGGACAGCGACAAAGGCGTCAATACGGTTATCAATCATTACGACGCGATTCAGTTCTGGGTGGGTTATGAAACCAACCGCCCCGGTGCACTCGTCGAGGTAAAAGGGGCAGAACTGGTAGATGTTTGCGACGAAGAGACGAAAGAGCCGATTGTGTACGAGCACAACGGCAACGAATACACCATGACCGAGATCGACTACCACCTCGGTAAAGTAATCGAGAAAATGAATTGTTAAACCCTTAAAATCATTGCTGCACTCGACGTAGATATAAGACAGAAGCACAAATTAGAGCTCAAGCAGATCGACTATCTGAAGCCAATTGGAGAAGAACGAATACATGGGCAAGCTCGTCAGAAAGTCGTAGAGCGAAACAATCCCGCGATAATCTAATTGCAAGAGCCGAAGCGAGCGCTTTACGACAAAACAGAGCCCGAGGCCTTTCCGTAGGTTAAATCATATTGTCAAACTTCTAAAATTCAAGCTGCACTCGAAATTCAGTAAGAAATCGAATCAATCGGACGAGCGGCGTTAGCCGCGTTCGTTATCGTACAGTAGGCGGCCGTGCGACGAATCGTGCCGGTCGTGCACGCGACATTCGCGCCGCCTTTGGCATGGCAACAGGTTAGTTATGACACCGATAGACCATGCAAACGAAGTGATTGCCTCTGTCCGTCAAAAAACGGACAGGGCAATCCTTTTTTATTCTTGCGGGAAAGACAGTGAAGTGTTGCTCGACCTGATGGCTCCGCACTTCAAGGAAATCGTTTGCGTGTTCATGTATTTTGTCAAAGGTCTCGACCACATCGATAACTACCTGCGAGCCGTCAAAGCCCGTTATTCCAACGTTACCATTCTGCAAATCCCCCATTGGACATTGACACGCGTTTTACGTTGCGGGCTATATTGCATCCCGAATCCCAGCATAAAGCTATTATCATTGAGAGACGTTGATGAAAGCATACGTCTGAAAACTGGCATAAACTACACGTTTTATGGAATGAAGCAGTCGGACGGGATGAATCGCTGTCTTATGTTGCGCGGATATGAAAATGAAGCCATAAGCAATACGAACAAGATTTATCCTATATCCAAGTGGAAGAAATCAGATGTCATGGCCTACATCAAGGCAAAAAAACTGCCTGAACCCATATCCTACAACAAGAACAAATCGCAAGGTCTGACGTTTTTACCAGAGGTATTCGATTACCTGCGCCAACACTATCCTCAAGACCTCGAAAAGATTTACAAAGTATTTCCCTTATCCCGAAATATATTACTGCGATATGACGAAGAGAAAAGAGCAGCAGCCCAAATACAAGCAAAGTGAAACGGTCGTAATCAAACGCTCCGAAATCAACTTCGCACCTTATAATCCCCGAAAGGAGGATCCCGAAGTGGTCAAGAAGCTCAAAAAGAACTTCAAGACCGTCGGCTATCTCGGTGGCATCGTTTGGAACCGCCGCAGCTCCTATCTCGTTTCAGGGCACAAGCGTGTGCAAACTCTCGACATCATCAACAATTACGACGGAACACCCGAAACAGACTACGACATCAAAGTCGAAGCCGTAGATATGGACGACAAGACCGAGCGTGAACAAAACATCTTCATGAACTCGCCATCAGCTATGGGAGAGTTCGACATGGAGAAAATGAGAGTGCTCGTACCTGAAATAGATTATCAGGCGGCCGGTCTCTCTGAGGCTGACATGAACATATACGGCATTACTGTCATGCAAGAAGAGATCAACGCAGGAACCTCATCCATAATAGACGACTTTGAGGAAATACAACGGCCATACGAAGAGCGCAAAGCAGCCGTAAAGCAGATGAAAGAGCAAATCCGGCAACAGGCAGAGCAAAAAGCCGAAGACATTGAATCTTACGTGATGCTCAACTTCAAGTCTTATAGAACGAAGTCATCATTCATGCTTCGTTTCGGGTTCGGACCCGATGATAAAGTTATTCCCGGCGAGATGTTCTCGGATATGGTTGAACGGGTCGAATAACGACAAAAACGACAGTATAAAAAATGGCAATGCCCTCCAAAAAACCGAAATTAGATACCTTTCGCAAGGTTGCAAATGCTTGCGGCGGTATTTTGTCAGACATAGCTGCTAATTTAGGTGTAGAGCGTAGCACAATTTACACATGGTGCAATGATGATGAGCAATTCGCCCAAGCCCTCGAAGATTCCCGTGAACGGTTCGTTGATTTGGCCGAAAGCAACCTGTGTAAATTGGTTGCCGGCGTTCCGGCCATCGAAAAGGACGAGAATGGCGAAAAGAGATTTGCCGGTTGGATCGAACGTCCCTCCGAAACAGCGATCATTTTCACTCTCAAAACACGCGGAAAAAAACGGGGATATGTAGAACGTCAAGAGGTTACAGGAGCAGATGGTGCCGAACTTATTCCACCTCGCACTCTCTCTCCCGAAGAGGCAAGACAATATGGGTTAAAACTTAACGAAGAGTATTAACGCACTACTCCGATTCGCGACATAGACATAGAGCGTACCTTCTGTCTTTCCGGTATGCTGAATTTCACCCGTTACATGTTCAAGCATAAGACGGGGATGCGGTTTATTGTCGGCGATCATCATCGCAAAATATGCGAAGCTCTTGACAAAGTCGTCCGTGGCGAAATAAAGCGTCTTATTATCAATATTGCGCCACGATATGGCAAGACCGAACTTGTCTCTAAGAACTTCATCGCCTACGGGCTGGCGTTAAACCCCCGCAGTAAGTTCATACACCTATCATACTCCGATGATCTTGTTCTCGACAACTCGAAAGAGATCAATGAAACGGTACAATCAGACTACTACCAGCGGCTTTTCCCTGAAGTAGTCGTCGAAAGCAAGAATGCTAAAAAGTGGTATACATCCGTCGGAGGCGGACTGTATGCAGTAAGTGCAGCAGGACAGGTTACAGGATTTGGTGCAGGTCAAGTAAATGATCCGTATAGGGAGCGGCGCGAAATGGGTGATTTTATTCCTGCGTGGGAAAGCGATTTTGCGGGAGCTATTGTTATCGACGACCCGATCAAACCGGAAGATGCACTATCCGAAACGATCCGCGAGCGGGTGAACAATCGCTTTGAATCGACTATCCGCAACCGCGTGAACTCGCGCAATACGCCTATCATAATCATTATGCAACGGCTCCATGAGCACGATCTATGCGGCTATCTTCAGGAGATCGAGCCGGAGGAATGGACGGTACTTTCGTTGCCCTGCATCTGGCATGACGAAAACGGACAGGAACAGCCTCTCTGGGAATTTAAGCATACGCTGGAGGAACTGCACAAAATCGAGAGATCGAACTCATTTGTCTTTGAAACGCAATATATGCAGAACCCGAAGCCGCTGGAAGGTTTGATGTATGGAGAGTTTAAGACATACGACATAATTCCATATGCAGCATCTATGAAGCGAAAGAACTACACGGATACCGCTGATACCGGCAGTGACTATCTGTGTTCTATTTGCTATACGGAAACTCCCATCGGCAATTTCGTGACGGACATTTTATATACACAGAAACCGATGGAATATACCGAGCCGGCAACAGCCGAGATGCTGTCCCGAAACAAGACGGAGATCTGCTACGTCGAGAGCAACAATGGCGGCAGGTCTTTCGGGCGCAATGTTGAGGCGCAGTGCCGAATAATCGGTAACAACTTTACATCGTTCAACCCATTTACGCAGACCGCCAACAAAAGGGTGCGTATTTTCACGCGATCGAATGAAGTGCAAAACCTTATTTATTTTCCGACCGGATGGGAGCACAAATGGCCGGAGTTCGCCTCGCATGTCAAATCATACCGTAAGCAGCAGGAGTTCAACAGCCATGACGACGCCGAAGATGCCCTGACCGGAGTAATCGAAAAGCGGGGGTATTTCAACAATGAAGAAGATTTAGACAAAGAGGATTTAGGAATTTGGTAAAAAGTACGGATATGGGATTTATAGACAACCTACTCAATGCGATACGCAATAAATATCTGAATGCAACCGGTGCAGAACGTGATCTGCTTACGCTTATCAAGGACAAAGACATTACACAGGCTCAAACACTTATGCAGAATCGCGATACGGAGGTTTTGCAGGCGATTCAGGAATATAACCCCGAACTCCACCGTATTATGCGAAAGGCCGATAAGATGCGGAAAGGCCAGGAGCCTTATCGTACCGAGAAGTTGCCTCGTGCACGACAGAAGTACATCAATGAGGTGGAACTATTCTTTCTGCTCGGGAATCCGATACGATGGAAGAAGGTGAACAACGAAGGTTCGGACGAGGCTTTCGAAGCATATAATCAATTTTTGCAAGATACACGATTCAACGTTTCCATGCGTAAAGCAAAACGCATTGCGGGAGCAGAAACTGAATGTGCCAAGCTCTACCACATCTATCGGGACGAGAATTTCCAACCGCAGGTAAAAGTTGTGGTAATTTGCAAGTCGAAAGGATACACCCTACGTCCATTATTCGACCTATACGAGAACCTCATTGCATTCGGGTATGGGTACTACCTTAAAGAGGGGACATCAACTATCGAGCATTTCGATATTCAAACACCTGATACGATCTACCGATGCAAACGAGGATCTCTTAATTGGGAGGTTATTGCAACTCCCAATCCAACCGGAAAAATCAATGTTATCTACTACCGACAGGATAAAGCGTGGGGAGGCCTCAACCCCCGCATAGACCGCGAGGAGGATATAGACAGCAAAATATCCGACACAAATAACTATTTCGCAGACCCTATCGCCGCAGCAACGGGCGATGTCGTAGATTTTTTGAAAGGTCGAGCCGACAAGCCCGGGAAAATGATTCGGATGACCGGAGCGGATTCAAAATTCGAGTACATCAATCCACCGACCTCTTCCGAGACGCAGCAACGGGAAAAGGAAGACCTCGCGCAGTCCATCTTGTTCGACACTTTCACGCCCGAGTTTACACCCGAGAAAATGGCTGGGCTGGGAACTTTGTCGGGCGAAGCGATCAAACGCGCGATGGTACTGGGATATATCAAGCGCGAAAATAATAAAGAGATATACGACATAGCCGTAGATAGGGAGAAAAATCTTATTCTCGCTATTATGATGAATGTAACCCATATTCATTTGCGTCCTGATTTGGCTGCGCTCAAAATAGAACACGAATTTGCCGAACCGTTCAATGAAGATGTCACCGCACGTTGGGCGGCTATAGGCCGTGCTGTGCAGGATGGCGTTATGTCGCTGGAAAAGGGCGTTGAACTAATGGGAACGGCCGATGATGTTACCGCTGAAATCGAGCGAATAAAGCAAGCGAAGGCAGAGGCATCTATGAACAATATTATAGAGCCAACATTCTAATTCGAAACGATGCCCGGATTGAATTTGAAAGCCGCCCAATGGGAGCAACAGCATAAAACGCATGTCGAAGAATATCTACGACAGATAGAGGCTTTGTATGATGTGGCCTCGGATGAATTGATTCGACTGGGAATGGGATATAAATATCAACCCAATACGGGGCGATTGTTCGCCTTCTCATCAAACAAAAGCCGTAGTAAACAAGCCGATGCCTCGTTATCTTCATTCCGAAATAAGTTGTCCACTATAATTACAGCGGGGATCACTTCGGAATGGTTTTTTGCCAACGACAAGAACGATTCATGGGTAAAACAACTATTCGACAATCCGAAAAAAGGATGGATGCTTCACAATCTCGGTGCACTTGAGGCATTTCAACGTAGAACAACTTACGGGCATAATTTATCCGAAAGAGTTTGGAGTATCGCCAAGCAGTTCGAACGGCACATAGAATTATCCTTATCTATAGGTATCAGCGAAGGCCGAAGCGCTGCCGATATAAGCCGTGATGTACGCGTCTATCTGAATGAGCCGGACAAACTATTTCGACGTGTCCGAAATGCGTTCGGCAATCTTACCCTGTCGAAAGTGGCGCAGGCTTATCACCCTGGGCAAGGCGTTTACCGGTCATCTTATCAGAATGCTATGCGTATGGCTCGCACCGAAATAAACAGCGCTTATCGTGAAGCCGACAGTATCCGCTGGCAACAACTTGATTTTATTGTCGGATATGAGGTAAAAACATCAAAATCGCACGTACAGTGGCTGGCAAAGTTCTGGTATCCGCGCTTCAAAAAAGGGCGTGCGCCGCTGGAAATATGTGACGCAATGGAGGGAAAATATCCGAAATCTTTCAAATTCATCGGGTGGCACCCGAACTGCAAGTGCTATGCAGTGCCAATTATAGCCAACGAGGGCACGGATAGGGATTTTTGGGAGGAACCGCTGAATGAGGTCAAGGATGTGCCCGACAACTTCAAACGATGGGTCGAGGACAACACCGAAAGAATCGAAAAGGCGAAGAATTTGCCGTATTTCATAGGGGAAAACAAAAAACACTTCAATGATTCGCTGTTCATCAATCGCGATGCCGTATAACTCTTGGCAAAAGCGCAGTACGTAGGGAATAAGTTGCAAGGTGTTGCATAAGGAGTTGAGGCAAAGTATGAGGCATCGTGCACGCCTATAAACTACAAAAGCAAGAATAGCATCGTTCGCAAGGTGAAACAGGAAAGGCAAAATCTATTAACACCAGGTTTCATCGTCCATTTGGCGGACATTCTCTCCGTCACTGTAAGCACTGTTCCAAAATGAAACACCCTTTGTCCGGCGAAATAGTGCGTCGGTTAGGCGTGAGGTTGTTGCTATTCACCACATCCAAGAGGAGAAATGCAGTAAAAACGGAATGACCGACGGAAATAAGATGTGCCCCGCCGATCATTCCAACTAAAATAACACGATATGACAAAGGTACTGCACTGCGGCGCATTATGCAAATAATCGTATTAAAAATTCGTCAGTAATGCAGCATTTTTCTCTCGTTCCTCTCGCTCGAAGCTGGCAAGGTAGTTTTCCGTCGTCTTCAGATCTTGGTGGCCGAGGCTTTCCGATATGTAGGCGATATTCGCCCCGGCACGCTTCAACACCGTAGCGAACGAATGACGCGCCGTATAGGTCGATATGTTCCCAATTTCGAGCTGCTCCCCGATCATCCGCATCCGTTTATTGATTAACCCGGTAGCGGCTATTGTTTTAGCGTGGCTCTGCACCGCATCCTCCGACCCGTCGAGAATTGGGAAAATAAAGTTATTCGGTGCTGGAGTATTACCCCAGCGGTCGATAATAGCTTGCATCTGGGGAACTACCGCGACCCGGATTTCCTTACGGGTCTTAGTCGTGCGCTCGGTCTTTTGACGCACGAAACAGATTTCACCGTCCACAATATCACGATACCGCAATTTCACGAAATCGGCGACGTTGATCCCGTTACACAAGTAGAGGAACAGCCAATAATCCCGGTATTTGGCCGTTGCTTCGTTCCCATCCTCATAGCGGGCGATCTGCCCGATCTGCTCCAGCGTTAAAGCCAATTTACGGCCCTCACCGGCCTGTATTTCATATTTCCCTCGGCCGAACGGGTATTGCGCGGGTTTAATCGCATCGCATCGACAAGCATCGTTCAATATGGCTCGTAAATGGCGCATGTGTATTCCGATCGTTGTACGGCTCTTACCTTCTCCGAGTAGAAAGCGCTCATAACGTCTTACCCAATCCACCGTTATAGATTCAAGAGCAATACGATCCCCGGCAAACCGCTCCAATCCCTGTATAACAACATTATAAACCAGCATTGACCCGATACGATCCTGCTCTTTTAATTCCGCTATTTTAGCCGCAAATGCACGGTTAAGAGTATCAACCCCCGAACGTTTCAATCGCTTGTTGAGGCTATCGAATGAAAAAATACCGTCGCGTGCCAATTCCTCAACAACCCCACGAACAATTTGGTAACTGCTTTCTATATCTTTACGAACGGCCACAAGGGCGCGAACCTTCGTTGTAGTCAGACCTTCCCACTCATCCAAGGTAAGGTCTTTGCCCGTCGGATAATAGCGACGATCCCGGCGATAGGTTACACGAATTTTTACGGGGCACTTTCCGTTCTTTTTCGGATGACTCGTATCTATTATGGGCGCAACTGTTATTCCGTCTTTTGAATAGTTCATTTGATAGGATAATTATTATTTCAACACACAATTTCGACACAAAAATACAAAAACAAACAAAAATAGATAAAAATAAACAAAATAAAATCGCCACATTTGGAAGCTTAAAACATTGATTTTCATATAAAAATTCAAACAACACATAATTATTCAAAAATATAATTATGGGACTGAAAATCCTTGTGTCCCTGGTTCGATTCCCGGTGGCACCACACTAAAGAAAAGCAAAATGCAGTAAACTCCTGATTTCCAGACGAAATCGGGAGTTTTTCTTTTCCCGCGAAACGCAAAAAACGGCAATATATTACCGTTTGCGGTGTTCCAAAAGGTGGAGCAAAATAGGTGGGGCAAACATCTCCACCGAATAAGATTCTTTCTATCTGATTTGCAGCATTTTGCGTATCAAGAAAGCGTGCATGGTTTCCTACTTTTGTACAACGAAAAACTGTAGGAACATGAAAAGAGACTCATTCAATGTGCTTTTCTTCATCAAGAAAGCCAAGTTGCTGAAAAACGGGGAAGCCTCCGTATGTATGCGTATCACCGTGAACGGTGCGCGAGTGGAAAACAATATCCGCAAAAGCATTGAACCAGCCTTGTGGAATCAGGCGAAGGAGTGCGCCAAAGGCAAGAGCCGCAAATCCTGCGACTTGAATGCTTATATCGAGGATGCAAGAATCAAACTCCACCAGACTTTCAAGGAACTGGAGGAACAAGGACAGTTCATCACCGCTCGCCTATTACAAGAAAAGTTTTTCGGACAAGACCAAGCACCCGAAGTTATCCGTACACTTATCCAAACCATCCAAGAACATAACGACCAATGCCGTGAACTTGTCGGAAAGGACTATGCCCTGATTACCGTCCGCCGTTATGAGAGCTGCAAGCGTTACCTTGCTGAACTTATCAAACTGAAATACGACAAGGAGGATTTGCCTTTGTCGGAAGTCAATGGCGAACTGATACGTGCCTTTGAGTTTTACCTCAAGACAGAAAAAGAGTGCCAGCAGAATACCGTTATCCGCTACATGAAGTGTTTGAAGAAGATTACCAACCTCGCACTTGCCAACGAATGGATAACCAAAGACCCGTTCATCGGCATCAAGTTCCACGAGAAGGAGGTCATCCGTGAGTTCCTGACAATGGATGAACTACTCACCATATACAACAAGAAGTTCTCATTGGAGCGCATCACCGTTGTTCGTGATGTTTTTATTTTCGCCGCTTTCACCGGGTTAGCTTTCATAGATGTGCAGCAACTGGCTCCCGAACACATCGTGGAAGACCAAAACGGGAATCTTTGGATTCGCAAGCCTCGCCAGAAAACAAAGAACATGTGCAACATCCCACTGCTTGACATCCCGATGGCCATTCTCCGTAAATACGCAACACATCCTACTTGCCAAAAGAAAAATGTGTTGCTACCTGTTCCCTGCAATCAGAAAATGAACAGTTATCTGAAAGAGATTGCTGATTTATGCATGATAAACAAGACCTTGACCACACATACGGCTCGGCATTCGTATGCAACCTCTGTCTGCCTCGCCAACGGTGTGAGCATTGAGAATGCGGCCAAGATGCTCGGTCACTCTAATATCAAGATGACCCAACACTATGCACGTGTATTGGATTCCTCCATCCTGCGCGATATGAATAATGTAAAAAACATAATGGCTAAAGTAATGGGATGAGTATGGAAAGAGGAATAATCACAATCAGTAAAAACGGAGTGGTGGGTGCTCCCTCTGCACCTATATGGATGACCCAATTCGAGATAGCCGACTTTTTCGGAGTATTTTCAAGTGTTGTTCGCAAGGCGATTCAGTCAATCTACAAGAACAAGGAACTGAATGAGGTTGAAACGCAGAAGTATATTAGGCAACCGGACGGCATCAGTTATGATGTTTACAACCTTGAAATGGTTGTCGCCGTTGCGTTCAGGATATGCAGTCGAGAAAGTATCCTGTTCAGAAAGTTTGTAGTAAATGAAATCTGCATCACCAAGAAAGAGGCTTCGATAACATTGTTTCTTCCCTGTGGCAGAGGTAACAACCGATGGTATAGTTGAGGTTCATCCCGTCAGGCACTTGTTCCCGATGCTCGGATGCAAAGGTAGCGCATGGTTCAGATGGTAGCGACAAGGTCAAGCGGCAGAGCCGTTTCGGGCAGAATCTTCCTCCTGCGGAGCGTATTCAGCCCGAAAACCTTGCCTCTGCCAACCATACGCAGAAAGGGCATCCAGCAACGGAAACAAGCGACTGACGGGAAATCAGAAGAACGAGAAAAGGAACAGCTTACAGACGAAGCGGAATCTTGATGCTTCATCCGTAAGCCGTTCCTTTTTCTTTTTGTTGTAAGTCCATTGCTGCCGCAAATTATAGGGCAGACGGCAAACTGCGCTCCTTCAAGAAAATCAGATAGCTAATCAAGTTGCCCTCTGTCGGAAGGCGGAGCGGTAGCCGTCATTCAACATCCGTTCGATGTCCGATTCACGGTAAAGGATTTTGCCGCCCAACTGAATATAGGCTATCCTTCCTTCGTTGCGGTAGTATTGAAGCGTTCTTCGGCTTACCTTCAACCGTGCTGACACTTCCTTGTCAGTAAAGAAACGCTCACCGCCCAATGTCTGACGATAGTTGGCGGTCAGACGCTCGTAGCTGTCCAGCAGTCGGTCAAGACTGCCCATGAAGTGGATTATCCACTCGTTGTCTTTATTGATTAACTCATTCATGTTACTTGGATTTAGTGGGATTACTATAGATGGTGGTTAATTTGTCTTGCCCTTGAACTTCGCCTCCTTACGTCTGTCCTCCACAACGGAAACGATACGTTGCACATCTTCGGGACGGTAAAATATCTTGTGGTTTATCTGCGAGTAGGCAAGCGTACCGTTATCCCGCAGTGTTTGCAATGTGCGGGGACTGATGTTGAGCATCTGGCACACATCTTGATTGTCCATCCACTCACTCATTTTCTTTTCGCCGTGCCGCTGGCAGATGGCTTCCATACGGTGGACGAAGCGGTCGAACTTGGCGACCATCGCCTCAAATGTCTTTCTTTCGATAGATACGATTTCCATATACATCATTCTTTACTGTTATTGTTTCTTTTGCCGCAAAGGAATATATAATCCGTTATCCGACAATGGATTTTCCAAAAGTGGCAGCATATTGCGCTGATGTTGTAGTCATTGTCCTATATCGCATTTGAATGGTTCGACAACTTTGTGTATTAAAATGTATATATCAATCTTATCAGTCATACGTCATATCGATTATACATACGTCTGATAAAGCATATTACTGGTCACATATTATTATGGTCAGTTGTATTAACGTATGACCATACATACGTGTTATCATCTAAACTCAAAGACGACTTTGTAAGGTGTAGTTCTCTTATGAAAGCTTTTTTATCAATCCGTTTCTTACGGATTCTTGTGTTCACTTGAACACAGCAAGGTATGTTTTGGGCAGCTCAAAATACTTCGAGCAGCTCAAAACGCCTTGCCCTTGCAGGAGGCTGAGTTTTCCTCCGAAGTCGGAAAACTTTTCAAACCTGCGGTGCTGCTTTTACGATTTAGATGAATCGGTATTATTCTTTAACCACTCTTTAGCCGCTTCCGTGAGCCTATATTTTTGCTTTGGGTGCTTTGGCTGTTCTGGATACTGCAGTTCAATTGCACCGTCCTCCAACGCAGGGAGGAAATAATTTTCTCGGAATGATGTACGATGTTTGAATCCCATATTTGACATTATTTCATTCATCGTTAGATAGTCTTCACTCATTGAAAAAATTATTTCTTGAACTTGAGCGGTACTTGTCCTGTTTACTTGTCCTGTTATCCTCTCTGTCAGTTTTAAGAGTGTTTGTCTTGAAGTAAGGTCGCTTGAAGGTGACGGTCACGAAACCGCCATCAGAAGCCCAAGTGGGTGCATCCACTCCTTGTGCCCTGCAAGTATTCTCATATAATCATTATCGCAGATTTTTGAAAATACAGCATAATCATGTAAACCGTTCGTTTTTTATATGTGATAAGAAATAATGGCATTTTGTGTATGTGCGTCTTGACATTTTTTGTCAATTTTATTGTCTGAATGAAATATTAGAAGTAACTTTGCACCATAAAATTATTCTACCATGCTTTTCCAAGATAAACTGAAAGAACTGCGAGAATCACATAATCTGCTGCAACGACAGGTTGCAGCAGGAATAAATATGGATACTGCCGTATATTGCAAGATTGAGAAGGGTGACAGACAAGCACGAGAAGAACAGGTGCGTCAACTGGCTCTTTTCTATGATATTCCATATGAAGAGTTACGTCGTTACTGGCTTGCGGGGAAAGTCTATAGCCTTGTTGAGGAGGAGAAAGACGCAAACGGCATCCTTTATATGGTAGCAGAAGAAATGGGGGAATATGGCAATCATCCTACAAAAATAGAGAATAAATATGGCAAGGATTGAAGATTTTAAGGCATTCGTAGCAAGCTATAAAGAGGCTTGTGAACGTGGGGAGCTTGAAATGGCTTCGGAAGAAACCACACGTACTTGGATTAACCAAATGCTTGCTGTGTTTGGCTGGGATGTAAGAAATACCAATCAAGTATTGCAAGAAGTTCCACTTGAGATTATGGAGCGAGCGGCATTAAATGATATCGGTTCTACAAATACACGTCCTGACTATACGCTAATGAACGGGCGAGTTCGCTTGTTTTTCCTTGATGCGAAAAAACGAACTGTCAATATAAAAGAAGACAAGAGCGTTGCTTTCCAGATTCGTTCATATGGCTGGTCTATCGGTGCAAGTTATTCAGTGGTGACAAACATGGACGAACTGGCGATTTACGATTGTACGACCATGCCTCGCCACACGGATAATGCCGATTTTGCTCGTTTGGTTTACCTGAAAGCGGAAAACTATACGGATAATTTTGATTGTTTCAATCGCTTTTTGGGGCGTGAGGAAACGATAAACAATAGGCTTCGTATGAGATTTGTCGGTAAGGATTCCATCGACAAAAATTTTTCCAAGGCTTTGAATGGCGTGCGGCTCAAACTTGCACAGGCAATCATTGATGGTAACCACCGCACAATCAGTATTGTCGACATTAACCTTTGGACTCAGATAATTCTGAATCGCATATTGTTCATCCGTGTCTGTGAGGCTCGCGGGTTGGAACATGACGGGCTATTGAGGGATTTTGCCGCAACAGACTTTTGGTTACAGTTCAAAAAATCGTCTTATATCGATTTTTACGAGCATTATGATGGCCCGATGTTTACTCGGATTAGGCAGATTCAAGATTTAATTATTGACAATGCTGTCTTTGATGAGCTGTTGTCTTATTTTTACTATCCATCGCCTTATTGCTTTGATGTGATTCCGTTGAGAAGCATCAGTGACATTTACGACCTTTTTCTTGGTTATCATCTGGAATATGATGGCAATGGAATGCTTAAGAATGTATTGAAGTCGGAGTTCAGAAAAAGTAATGGAGCGGTAACAACTCCCGAGTCTATCGTCCATAACACGATAGATTGCACTATTCCCCCCGAATATCTGCAATCGCTTACCAATAAGCAAGTTCTTGACTTGAAATTCTTAGACCCTGCTTGTGGCAGTGGCGTGTTCCTTGTGAACCTTTACGATTATTTGGCAACGCAGATAGAAAACAACATAGAAGGACGAAAAGATGTTTTACCAAATCAATATCTTTATGAAAAGGACGGAAGGAAATACTTGAATATAGAAGGACGAAAACTGATAGTAAACCAATGTTTATATGGAGTTGACATTAATCAGGAGTGCGTTGAAGTGGCAAAGCTCTCGCTATCACTGAAAATAATTGATGGCTTCGAACCGAGCGATTTCGGCAATGCCGGTCTTTATGGTTCTCAGATTCTGCACGGAGTGGGGGTGAACATTAAGTGTGGCAATTCACTCGTTGAGCCTGATATTCTGGAGCGTGTTTCTGATATAGCAGAAAATCTTGAAGAATTAGTAGCAACTAATGTTTTCGACTATCAGGCGGCTTTTAGCAATGTTTTCAATCGCGGTGGTTTTGACTACGTTATCGGCAATCCTCCATACGTTGAAGTAAAAAATTACAATGTCGCTTTGCCTTGTATGTCCGCATACATCAAGCAGCGTTATGCTTCGAGTAGGAATGGGAAAATAGACCTTGCCATTCCATTTATTGAACGTGGAATAGAATTGCTGAATGCTCATGGTAGTCTTGGCTACATTGTACAAAAGCGATTCTTCAAGACAGATTACGGCAAGGGTATTCGCAAACTGTTGAGCGAAAGACGTTTGCTCCGCACAGTCTATGACTACGCGGAAACAGATTTGTTTGAGGACAGAATAACCTACATTGCCATTGTTGTGTGCGACAAGTCTGCTACAGACAACGATATGATTAAGTACATTAACAGCACCAATAGCGAATGTATTGAAATAGCCAAAGAGACGATTACAGAAACTCCATGGTCGTTTGAAAACTACCAGACCACGGCACTGCGGGTAAGACTCGCAAACGAACTGGGAACGTTAGGAGAGGTCTGCAACATCAAGGTTGGTGTGCAAGTGTTATGGGACGAGGCTTTCCACATAGCAGTTGACCACATTGATGAGAATTATATCTACGGAAGTACAGCACTTTGCGGGAAACTGCAAGTGGAGCGTGGAGCTTGCAGGGTGTTGCTTTGCAACGAACACTTTGTGCCGTTGTCTGTTCGTGAAAACACGACCTGCATATTGTTTCCGTATGATGTGACGGATGGCAATGTCCAGCCTGTCCTGTTCTCTGATTACGAACGCCGCTATCCTTTGGCTGGTCGTTATCTGCGAGAGAACCGCACTCTGATTGAAGAGAATGTGCAAACCGTACCTGACCGTTTCCCGACATTAGACCGCGATGAAAACTGGCATTTGTTCACCCGCGCCAATAACCACAACGCTGTTTACAAGAAGCTTTGCATACCCATGACCACGCAGAACCCACAAGCAGCGGTCGTAATGCAAGAGGATGCTTATTGTGACAATGCCAATATGTTCTTTGTGCAGATACCGGAAGTGACAGACGATAAACTGTACGCAATGGCGGCTGTAATCAACTCTACACCGTTTGCCTATTTTGCCAAGTCAATAGCCAATCCACAGCAAGGAGGTTTCTATAAGTTCAATAAACAGTTCCTCGCTCCAGTTCCATTTCCGCGCATGGAATTTATCATGTTCAGAGAACGAATGCAGCAACTCGCAAGAGTGGCACGACGTATTGAAGAAACTAATACGGCAATCACAACCAACATTTCTTCCGCCTCTCGCCTATATCCGTTATTGAACAACCTTTGGAACGAGGTTGATTGTCTGTGTTGTGAGCTCTACGGATTGAACGATTCTGAGAAAGAAATCATCATGTCAACCCCTCGTACCGACCATCACTATGAATAAAGAACTGCAAAACATAATCTCACGCTATACCGAGCAACAACTTTGCTTGGACAGTATTGTTGTTTCGTCTTTCGTCAAGAATAATGCTTTGATTGTCCGTGGCGGATTGCTTGCCAATTACTATCGCAACGATGTGCCGAGCGTTGGCATCAAGTCGATAGAGGATGTTATCAACGTGTTCGAGTTGGCAATCCCCAAAGAAGAGAAAACAAAAAACGGTGCGGTTTATACTCCGAAATACATTCGCGATTACATTCTGGAGAGAGTTGTAGCCACACATAGAAAACCATTGCAAGACTGTCTTGCAATCGATATTGCTTGCGGTTGCGGCTCATTCCTATTTTCACTTGCCGACTATCTGCACACCCATTGCGAATTGTCATATCGTGAAGCAGTACATCGTCTTTACGGTGTGGACGTAAGTGAATTAAGTGTAACGCGCTGCAAAATTCTTCTTTCGTTGGCTGCGTTGCAGAATGACGAGATACTGACGGATGAGGATTTTTGCATCTGTCAGGGCAATTCACTTGATTTTGATTTTGCGGCAATGCCGGGAGTGGCAGAAAACGGTGGTTTTGACATCGTTGTAGGTAATCCGCCGTATGTCCGTGCAAAGCATATTGACGCAGAGTCAAAGGTGTTGCTTTCTCGTTGGCAAGTGGCTCGGTGTGGAAACGCAGACCTCTATCTGCCGTTTTTCGAGATTGCTTGCAACATTCTTCGAGAGGACGGGGTATTGGGCTACATCACGCTCAATTCGTTCTTCAAAAGTGTGAACGCAAGACTATTGCGTGGTTATTTTCGCAGTACGAACGCAGCTCTTGAAGTCGTTGATTTCGGAGACCAACTCATCTTTGGCAAAACGCTTGCCTATACCTGCATTGTTTTAATTGACAAACTGGGTGAGCCTGGAGTATGCTATACAAAAGGACAGATAAACGTTAATGACTTTGCTGAAACACCGGCACACTTCAACCTCATACCATACAGCGACCTTGATGACCATAAAGGTTGGAATCTTAACAACGCTGAAATCCTGCAAAACATTCGCAGGATAGAGAGTGTGGGGCGTCCGCTCGGCGAATTATTCCAAATAAAGAACGGCATTGCAACCCTCGCCAACAATGTTTATATATTCCGTCCTACGCACGAGGACGAGATGTTTTTCTATCTACAGGTTGGAGATATGGAGTTTCCTATTGAAAGAGGAATTTGCCGAGACATCATAAAACCGAACATTCTGCACACAGAAGAAGAAATACCCGACATCATAGAAAAGGTGATATTTCCATACGATGAGAATAATAAAGTTATAGCCGAAGCAGTATTTATGAGCAAATACCCGGAAGCGTACAAGTATCTGTCACTTAATAAAATAAAATTGTCGCAGCGTGATAAAGGAGAAAAGACCTACGAGGCATGGTATGCTTTCGGACGTTCGCAAGCTACTTGTGACCGTGGCCGTAAGCTATTGTTTCCTTACATGACCGACCATCCGCGTTTTGTCTATACTGATAACGAGAATATGCTCATTTATTGTGGCTATGCCATTTTCAGCGAAAACGAAGAAGAGCTCCTTGTGCTGAAACGCATTCTCGAGTCTTCAATTTTTGACTACTATATGCAACACACCGCCAAACCCTATGCCACAGGATACTATTCCTATGCAAAAAATTATGTAAAAGGGTTTGGAATACCTGTACTGAGCAGCAAACAACGTGTAAGTTTGCTTTCGTTACAAGACTCAAAGGACATAAATACTTATGTTAAAGGGTTATATAGCATAAACTATTAAATTCACAAAATATACTACAATAAGAATATTAGATATGGAACAAAAGTCTAATGTACAATATAGAGCAGAAAAAGAATACAAGAACAGCCGTGAAAAGTTCTTTCTTTTGCTGCGTGAGATTATCTCAAATGCTATACATGCTGTATTAATTAGAAAAACTAAAGAGGAAGATTATATTCCCAAACTGAATTTAAACATAACATTTGATGATTCTCAATGTAAAATTGAGTTATCAGATAATGGCGAAGGGTTCAACGAAAAGAATCGAAAATACTTTGAAGAGTTAGATCGAAGGAATCCAGAAAAGGAAAAACTTAACTTTCATCCTTTAGGGCAAGGACGTTTAGCGATTATTTTTTTTGCTGATTCTGCTGAATACGAAACTGTGTATAAAGATGAAAATGGTAAATTTAACAAGAGAACTATACCGTACCCAAGTACATCAGAAGGTCTTTTTAGTTTTTCTGAATTTGAGGAAGAAAAATCGGGTAATAGTACCTATACAAAATTGACAATTCTAATTAATAAACAACAAACATTTGGTAGAGCTAAAACTTTCTTTAAAAATTATTCAGATTCTAAATCGTTTAAACAATGGTTTATAGAAACATTTTTCCCTTTCATAATAAACAATGAAACACTTGTTGTAAACATCTCCTTAAATGGAGATGAGGTTACTATTAGGAAAAGTAATATAGTAGCAGAAACAATAAGGAAGCCATTTGAATTAACACTATCAGATGATAATAGGCATTCTTTTTCATTATGGTTGATTAAGAATGATGGAATAATGCATGGTGACAATCCGATTACATGTTTTGCTAGAAATCTAAGGGCAAACTTATCTATAGGCAAATTGAACTATTCTATAGATAATAGAGAGGGTTATACGTTGTATTTAACATCTGATTTTTTTGATGAGTATGTTGATACAAAAGGGGAAAGAATAGATGTCTCATGCGATGATATTACAAGTATCCAGAATAAGATAAATGAAATTCTGAATGAACAATTCAAAATTGTAATCGCGAACAATCAAAAAGTATCTAAGAAGAATTTAAAAGCATTCCAAAAGAAATATCCTTCACTTGAAGCATTTGTCACCGAGGACAGTATTATTGGAGATAAAAATATTGTAAATGAACGAGAAATTATACAATCGGCGATAGATGAAAAAAGCAGAATTGAAAAAAAGTTTTGGAATCAAATTGATAAATCTCCAATAAACGAAGAAGACGAGCGATTTAGTGATTCGGATGAATGCCATAAACTTTTAAATTCAAGTTTGCACATCTATGTAAAACATCGCGAAAGCGTACTTAAGCGATTACATTCACTAATTCAAAAATTTGATAAAAATGGTGAAAGCAAACCAGAATTAGAAAGTACCGTTCACGAGTTATTTATTAATAGAGGAACAACTTTAAGTGATTCTTCTAACATTAACCATTTGCATAATTTGTGGATTCTTGACGATAAATTTACAACTTTCTCAAATAATTTTAAGGCGAAAAGTACTAAATCAGGACAAGCCTTATCCGATGTGTATATTTGGGCAGATGATCCAGAAAAGACAAAACAAATTTTGATATTTGAATTAAAATCAACTACCAAAGCCCATAACGCCGGCGATAAAGAGGAAGGCATGATAGCGCAAGTAAAAAGATATGCGCAAGATTTTTATAATAATCCCGAAAAGGTTATCAATTGGAAGGTAGAGACACAGCGAGTACAGTATACAGGTATTATATTGGCAAGAAAGACTGATATAGATAAAGAATTAAGTTCCAACAATGTGAGTCGTGGATATTATCAGATTCCGTTTTTAGAAGATTCTTGGTACGGTGATGATGATTTTTCAATAAATAATAGTCCTAAGAACAAAATACCAATAAGAATTGAATTGTATTCTTTTGAGGACATTTACAATTTAGCTAAAAGTAGAAATGATGTATTCTTTAGATTATTAAAGCGAGAATTTGAGTTCCTTGAAGATGACAACTAAAAGATGTAACTATGACAGTAGAAAACAAAATAATACTCTATCAGGACGATGATGAGATAACTCGTGTGTCTGTGCGTTTTACCGATGAAGATTTGTGGTTGACACAAAATCAGTTGGCGGAGATATATTGTACGACAAAGCAGAATATCAGTCAGCACATAGACAACATCCTAAATGATGGAGAATTAGACCCAAATCGAACTGTAAAGGATTTCTTGACAGTTCGGCAAGAAGGTAAACGCCAAGTGCAGCGCAGTGTTTTGCACTATAATCTTGATATGGTTATCGCCTTGGGCTATCGTGTGCAGTCGCAGGTGGCTACCCGTTTCCGTCGCTGGGCTACTCAGCGGCTTCATGAGTATATCCAAAAGGGATTTGCGATGGATGATGAGCGGTTGAAGCAAGGAGGTAATCGGTATTTCCGTGAGTTGCTGCAGCGTATCAGAGATATTCGTAGTAGCGAGCGTAACTTCTATCAACAGGTGACGGACATCTATGCCACAGCCACAGATTATGACCCACGGGACGAGATGACAAAGATGTTCTTTGCAACCGTACAGAACAAGCTGCACTACGCCGTCCATGAGAACACGGCAGCGGAGGTTATCTACAATCGTGTGGATAATGAGAAGCCGTTTGTAGGTATGACGAACTTCAAAGGCAACTATGTAACCAAAGACGATGTGAAGATTGCCAAGAACTATCTCTCAGAGATTGAACTGCAACGTCTTAACCTGCTTGTTTCCGGTTTCTTGGACTTTGCCGAGTTCCAAGCATTGGAAATGAATCCTATGACGATGAAAGATTGGATAGAAGCATTGGACAATCAGATTATCGCTCATAAACGGAAGGTCTTGATTGGCAAGGGCAACATTTCGCACAAGCAAGCGATTGAGAAGGCAGAAAAGGAGTTTGAAATCTACGGCAAGCGCGAAATGGAACTGCTTGAAAGCGATTTTGACAGAGAAATCAAAAGATTAAAGGACAATAACAAGAATAATTTAAATCACTAATTTAAATAATCATGGCAGATAATACTATTAGTTTATACAAACTCCGTAATAAGATTAACGCATGTTTATTAGATAAGTTAATTATGTAATAAACCAAACAGAGTCTTTCAAATTAGCTAATTCTTCAAATCCTAAATATGTAGAGCCCATATTCTCTATTCAGCAATCAAGTATGGATCAAACATCATTTGAGGATGCTACAATTATACTTATATCTGCAGCAGGAGCTACTGGCAAAACCTCTTTGACCGAACATTTGTCAAATGAATTAAGCATACCTATCTTTGATCTTAGTAAACATGACCCTGTTGCAAGTAATTCTTTGACGGGATTACTTTACAACAATATGGAACTGCAGGATTTTGCCCAATTCTCAATGAAATTGAAAGAAGGAAAATCTTCCATGATTATTGATGCATTGGATGAGGGTTTTTTGAAAACGACAATAGATGGCTTCTATTCATTTCTTGATGATGTTGCCAAAATGTCAAATGGAGCAAAAGGTGTTCCGTTCATTATGTTGGGTAGAACTAATATAGTTGAACTTGTAACATTGTATCTTGAATCTAAGAACGTAAAAGTCGTGCTATTGCAAATAGAACCTTTTACCGTAGAATCCGCTAAAGTGTTTATTGATAAGCATGTTGAATCTGAAGGAAAAACGAAATTTGAAGAGCAGTATAAAACAGTTAGAGACTATATTATAAATGCAATAGGTGGATTTTTCAAAAATCAATCAGAAATAAACCACAAACAATATTTACAGTTCATCGGGTATGCTCCCGTGTTACTTGCTATCTCCACATTGTTAAATGACAACAATAATTATCATGCTTTATTGGAGGACTTGAAATCAAGCAATAGACGAAACATCCAGTTGGTAATAGATATTATTGAAAGAATACTTAAACGTGATAAGGAAGAAAAAATTGATAAACTATTGCTACCAACATTGACAAAAGATAGAGATGAGTCGTTTAGGAAACTTGCTATAGAAAATGTATATACGATTGAGGAGCAGTGCGTTCGTTTACTTTGTAAACGATTGAATGTAGAATTCTCAATTCCTGTTACGGGAGACAACTATTTTGACATAGAATATAATAACCAAATACAATCTTGGTTAGATGAACATCCATTCCTCTCCAATGGAAAAATTCAAAATGTAGTTTTCGAAAGCTATATAATAGCCAAATTGATCGGGAAAGAGGAATATAAAGAGTATGTCTATCTTTATTTGAAAAAATGTTTTAGAAATGCATACATGCTTTTCTATATTTTTGACGAACTTGTTGGAGCAGATAGACTTGTTGATAAAGATTTTATTTCATATTTATTTGACTCGTTAAAGGCATTAGATAAGAAAGGGCATTATTCGTCTATGGAGCTTACTGTACAATCCATAGATGATACTTCTGGTCAAATACAAGGTGAGATTGTTTTCTTTAAAGCTGACAGCACTGAAGATGACTACTCTTATGTAGTTGCAATAAGCAAGTCTGATACCATTTCAATCGGTCCAGATATATCTAATTTGATTATTGATTTGCCAGTAACAATAAAATTGTCATCAAATAAAATTGATTGTACACCTCCTGCATATATTAAATGTGATAAAATATTATGTTCTGCTTCTGATATTTTGCTTAATTTAGGAACAGAGAAAGATGATAGCGTTGTTCTTGAATGCAAGGAATTTTTAGTAAGTTGTGATGAAAAAGGTTGCCTTCCCTTGTTATCAAACAAGGGAAATATGGATAGAAATCAACTTAAAATATTATGTGAAAATAACTTATCTTATCCTTTTGTTGATTTCCGACAAGAAAATAAACAGCAAGATGTCCCTATAGATATCTTAGAGAAATATCAAAAAATGCGAAGAACAATCTTAATGTTTCGTTCACATAGTAAAGGGGATTTAGCAAGATTAAAAGAAAAAATTGACAATAGAATTGGAAATAGTGATATTGGAAAAAGAGTGATTAACGCCTTATTAAATAAGGGTATAATATATTCCAAAGAAATAATGTACTTTGTTAATACAGATCGAATGGCATCCGAATTGGGTATCAAATATAATGATATTAGATCATCAACCATAAATGATAAAATTCGGCAATTTTTGTTGAATGCTTAAACTTACAAAGGGGATATAGATAATTTCTCACCCAAAATCAGTATCTTTGCCAGCAAGAAATCATCCGCTTTCACGATGCGCAGAACGCGGAAGTCTGACGGTGGAGCAATAGGAGGAGATTGCTGTTAATGTGATTCTGAAAAGTAATGATATACAGCTACTTGTGGATATGTTACGATTCCTGGTGGCACCACAGAATGAGAGAGAGTTGCAGCAATGCAACTCTTTTTTTATAACATTGTGTATTTGCTGCAAAACGGTCGGCAGGAATAGCACCCCGGACTATGCCGCCGGACAGACGATTCGCCCCCGCAAGCGTTTCCCGGCCTACCGCTCCGGTTCCCGGAAAAAATACGAAGGGAAGACCGGAATCGGATTAAATGATTATTTTTGCATCGGAACAAATCGCCGCAAGCATGAAAAAACGCTGGATCGTCTTCACCGTATTACTTATCGTCGCCCTGACCGCATTCCTCTACATCCGCTTCTTCTTCGTCTTCGGCGAGGGCGTCAAAAGCGGAGAGTTGAACTATGTCGTCTATAAAGGGCTCGTCTTCAAAACCTACGAAGGCAAGCTGATCCAATCCGGCATACGGTCCAAAACGGCCGGTACGATCCAATCCTACGAATTCGAATTTTCCGTCGAAAACGAAGCGCTCGCCCGCAAGCTGATGCTGCTGGGCGGCAAAAACATCGAACTCCACTACAAGGAGTATTTCGGAGCGCTTCCCTGGCGGGGATTCTCGAAATTCGTGGTCGATAGTATCGTCACAAAACCGATCGGCTCCCTGCCGATCGACTCCGAAACGGAACGATAACAAACTACTCCGAAGTCGCAGCAAACGACTCCGGCCATTTTTCCCGAAATATTTTTTCGGTCCGACTCCCGAATCCGCAGACAGTCCCCATGTTGCATCGTTTCCGACACTCCATCGCTTCGTTCTCGCTTCCGACGCGGCTCAACAACCCATTCCACTACACTCCGCATCCGCTGTGCGAATTAGCGGCCCGGGAGCTGCAAGCCTACTTGTGCGAACGGAAAGAGTGGACCGAAGAACTCTCTGCGGGTAAAATGTTCGGAGTGCTGGTCGTGAAGGATTCAGCCGGAACTGTAGGCTTTCTGACCGCATTTTCAGGTAATCTGGCCGGCAGCAACAGCCACGAATACTTCGTCCCGCCCATCTACGACATGTTGCGGCCCGGTGATCTCTTCCGCACCGAAGAGGCCGCCATTTCGGACCTGAACCGGCAAATCGAAACCCTCGAAACGGCCGGCCGCTACAGGGAACTTCTCCGAACCATAGAAGAAACGGAAACAGAAGCCGCCCGGGAAATCGCAGCCGCAAAAGCCCGAATGCGAATCGCAAAAGCCACCCGAGAAGCCCGACGCAGGGAGCACCCGGATGAAAATACGCAGACGGCTTTAGTCCGGGAAAGCCAACACGAAAAAGCGGAGCTGCACCGGTTGAAACAGAGTTGGAAAAATCGGATCGCATCGCTTCACGCGCAACGAACCTCCATCGCGGAACGAATCGAATCCCTGCGCTGCGAGCGTAAGGCCCGTTCTGCGGCTCTTCAGGCAAAACTATTTCGCAAGTTCCGTCTGCTCAACGCCCTCGGAGAGATACGCGATCTGGCGGAAATATTCGCACCGACTCCGCAGGGTACACCCCCGGCCGGTGCAGGGGAGTGTGCGGCCCCCAAACTGCTGCAATACGCTTTCGAACACCGGCTTACACCGCTGGCGATCGCCGAATTCTGGTGGGGAGCCTCGCCGAAGGGCGAAATCCGCCGTCACGGACACTACTATCCCGCCTGCCGAGGTAAATGCGGCCCGATTCTCGCCCACATGCTTCGGGGACTCGACGTCGAGCCCGAACCCGATCGCGCCTGCCCGCAGTCCGCCCCGGAGCTCCTGTACGAAGACCGCTGGATAGCCGCCGTCTTCAAACCTGCCGGGATGCTCTCCGTTCCTGGAAAATCGGAAGCTCCGTCGATCCTCGACTGGGCTCGGGAGCGTTATCCCGCAGCTACGGGACCGCTCGTCGTCCACCGCCTCGATATGGACACCTCGGGTGTACTGCTGCTCGCCCTGACCAAAGAAGCGCACCAGGAGCTCCAGGCCCAATTCAAACACCGGACCGTCCGAAAACGCTACATCGCCCTGCTGGAGGGGCGGATAACCCCGCCGAAAGGACGTATCGAACTCCCCCTGCGACCGGACCTCCACGACCGTCCCCGACAGGCGGTCGATCCCCTGCACGGAAAGCCGGCGATCACGGAGTACGAAGTGTTGGAATTCCGGAACGGCCGCACCCGCATCGCCTTCTACCCGCTGACCGGCCGCACGCACCAGTTGCGCGTCCATGCGGCCCATCCATCGGGACTCAATGCTCCGATCGCGGGCGACCGACTGTACGGAACAGCCGGCCGGCGGTTGCTTCTGCATGCCGAACGGATCGAATTCCGCCATCCGGCGACCGGCGATCGGATAGCGATCGAAAAACCGGCGGATTTCTAACACCGCAAGAAAAAGCGGACGCATCATGAAGTGCACCCCAAATATTGGACGGATTAGTATTTGTTTAGATGGCATGAGTTCGGTATTGTACCGGGCTCATGTTGTTTAAGTATTTCTTTATCCGCTTGTTATTGTAGTAGTCGATATATTCTTCCAATTCTTTTCGGAAATGGTCTATGGATGAGAATTTTTGCAAATATAATAATTCGGACTTCAATAATCCAAAGAAACTTTCCATAGCAGCGTTATCCAGACAGTTACCCTTGCGCGACATGCTCTGTGTAATACCTTTCTGTCTTAAACGGAGCTGATACTGCTTCATCTGATACTGCCAGCCCTGGTCGGAATGCAAGACAATACCCGGAGAATCCGGTATTCTGGCAAACGCATCGTCCAGCATCTTCATGATCTGCATAAAGTTAGGGCGTTCAGCTATTTTATAGCTAATAATCTCCCGGTTATATAAGTCCATAATCGGCGATAGATATAACTTTACGCCGCAAACCGAAAATTCCGTAAGGTCAGTAACCCACTTCTGATTCGGTTTTTCGGCTGCAAAGTCGCGTTGCAGAAGATTGGGCGCTATCCGTCCGATCTGTCCTTTGTATGAACAGTATTTACGGAGCCTGACCTGACTTTTTATCCCGCAAATATTCATCAGCTTAAGTACGGTTTTGTGATTTATCGCATATCCGATCTTATTCATTTCAACGGTAATGCGCCGATAACCATAACGCCCCTTATGTTCGTGATATAACCTTATAATACTCTCTTTTTCGCGAGCATATTTATCGGGTTGTTTTGATTTTCTGAAGTGATAATAAAATGTGCTTCGCGCCATCCCTGCGGCTTTGAGCAATACTGAAAGCCGGCACTGCGGCCTTAGTCCTTCGATGGCTTGGGCTCTTTCCCGCTCTCGCGGACAATGCGCTCCTCGACTAAGGCCTGCAATTTTTTTAAGTAAGCATTCTCGGCACGAAGATACTCCAGTTCCTTAAGCAACTCTTCGTGCGGAGTCGTTTTGAGTTTGACTTTTTTAGTCTTCGATTTACTCATGGCCGGCCTCCTTCTTTGCGGTTTACGCCGCAGGCCTTCAGCACCTTGGTTTTGATAGAGCCGCTCCCATTGACGAATAACAAAAGGGCCCGGAATGCCGAAATGCACTGCTGTCTCCAGCAAAGATAGATGATTTTGGTGCATATGCTTCAAAACTGACAACTTAAATTCTGCACTGTAGCTACCGTGGCGCAGCTTAAGGCCGGTAAGGCCATGGCGCTCGAATAATGTTACCCACAAGTGAACTTGCGAGCGGCCACAGCCCAAGTGACATCCGGCTTCCCTAACCGAAAGTCCGCCTTCGAGTACCAGTTTTACGGCCTTTAAACGAATCTCATAATTATATTTCATAAAAAACACCCCAAAAGTGTCCAACTTTTGGGGTGCAGTACAGTTATCGTCCGATTTTTTTCGCGTCGTATTTTCACGGCCGTTGCCTGCCGTGTTCCCGTTTCCGCCTTTGCAGGGCGAGCAGTTGCCGCAACATGTAGGCATGGTTTTCCCCCACGGTATGCCCCGAGGGCATCAGGTAGGGACTTGCGAGGCACTCCCGGCATTGGCGTACCGCCTCTTTTAAGTCGGTAACGGTTATTTCCGCTCCCGTGATGTCTTTAATCTTTGTTTCCATTCTTGTCCTGTTTTTTTGGTTCGTACCAACTGTCCCGGTAATTTTCTCCCACGAGCGAGAAAATTCCGCTCATGCCGCTTTCAGCGGCGAAATTTTTGGCTTCCCATATACCGGAAAACTCTCCCAGCAGCCGGTAGCCGATGAATAATTTGTACTTGCGCATGATTTTATCGTTTTTCCAGGTTGATAATCGGTGTGTTCTTTTGCAGCCATTCCTTCACGCTGTCCATGTTGTATTCGGATGTGATAACCGCCGTTCGGTCGTCGATTTCGGTGAAGCGCGTAGTTTCATACCCGTCGATCCACTGCTTCAGCGTGGCAACGCCCCACACCTGCGGGTCGTCGAACATGGTGTTGAGCCGCCCGATACCCTCGCCGAAGGTTACGAGCAGCGTTTCATAGGAGATTTCCTTGTTTACTTCATTCGTTTTCATATTCTCGCTTTTTACGGGCGGCTTTTGCCGCCCCGAAATTTTTTAATCAGACAAGTTCCACTCTAACCCTGCTCATGTTCGCCCAGAACACGCCGTTGCAGTAGTAGGCGTAGCCGTTATGCCAGTTGCTCCTGCGGCGTATCACGTCCTGCTCGGGTGGTCGTATCTCGATACTCGTGGTGTAGATGTTGTGTCCCACGGTAATGACGAGGTTGCACCTTCGCCATATCTCGGAATGGGTTTTGAACCCGTTTTTCCCCTCGACGAGCGCAAGGGCCGTCTTGACTGCTTCCCGAACTTCCCAATCCCACTCCCCGAAGGGTTTGAGCGGGCGTGCCATGTAGCTTTTATAGATGATTTTCATTGTTATATTTTTTTTTGTAGGGCGGCTTTCGCCGCCCCGATTTTATAATTCGACAATCCTTTCCACTCTGCCGTACAACATGGAGCGTATGCTCGTCTTGTCCACGCCCTTGTATTCCGTGTAATGCCCGTACTGCTTTACCACGAATGTTTTCAGTACATCGACAAAGTTGAAACGATACCCTAAAAGCGGAATGGAGTCCTTGAAATAGGTGTTATGGTTTACCTCACGGGTAATCCAGTCTTTCTCCTCACGGGTGAGCGTTCCCCCGTCATTGAGCCGTTTGCGTAATATGTACGCTTTTGAGCCTGCAAGGCTTTCGAGTGCGGGAACGTCCCACGACACGAATTTATATGCTATTTGGTTCATTCTATTTTGTTTTTGCGGGCGGCTTTCGCCGCCCCGATTTTTATGCTGTCATTCGTTTCCGTATAAGGGACATGTTCCCCTTCATCAGTTTCAGTATTTGCCCGTGGTATGGGGTATTCTTGTTACACACGCCACGGCTCTGCACGACCTCCATGCGTTTTAGGGACACCTCTATCGTTTCGATACGTTTGCCGTCGATTGTGGCCGAGAGTATGAGCGAGTCGGCTTTCAGATAGTATTCGTTGGTAAACACGCAATGGTGCATGGCCTCGCCCTCCTGCCGTATGGCTTCAACGCTGTCCAATACCTTGATGCAGATTTCCCCGTCGGAAAACTCCACTCCGAAAAACCGCCCTTTGGCTTCGACAAACGAGGCTTCCTGTTCCAACGCCTTGCGCCGTTCCTCCTGCCGCCGTTCCATTTGCATGTGCCGCCGTTTTTTTGCCATGTAGAGGTCATGCGCTGCGGGCAGGTCTGCGGGACACACGAAATGGGCGTTATGCAGGTCTTTCCCGAAAAATCGCAGCAGGTCGATGTAGTCGCACCATTCCGTCGGTTTCCCGATAGCGTACCCGTTACGGATGGCGATACGGATGGCCGGCCAATAGTCTGCGATATTGCGGGAGGAACGGGCGAAAAATCGCACGAGTGCCGTTTGTCCCGCTTTAAGCAGCGTTTCGGCCTTGTTCTCCGAGAGCAGCAGGTGGATAAGGTCGAAAGGGGTTACATCGGGGAGTTGTTTGCCGTAGCCGCTTCGGCGCAGTTCGGGGATAAGCCGTTGCCGGGGATAGATGCGTGTGGGCGTGATGTTGTATTTCCCGTCGTTCTCCGCCCGCAGTTCCAATGCGCTCGACCAACTCCACCCGTGAACGAAGAAGCCCATCGGGCGCAGCCGTGCGAAGGTTGCGGAGCGTCCGTCGGGGGCAATCCACCGCTGTACGGCTTCGATATGGGTGTAAACGGGC